GAATCCTGTATCTCCATGTGATATTTTTTACAGTCAGATATGGTTAATGGAATCTCTGCAAATATCTCTTGAGGGAAATGATAAATCTTGTAGGTGGGTGTGCCTGATGTTGGTGAGTGTACTAGTTGTAGTTTTCCAGACAGGATTATTCTCAATTCTTCAGGTGTGTTGGTTATCTTTCCTTCTTCATTATCATCATATTTGAGTTTGTTACGCCATCCTTGATTAGGCCATATCTTACCAGTGATTGAATCTGTATAGTCTGATGTATCATTATACACCCAGTCGTAAATCTCTGCCTCTCTAGTAACCAAGTCATGCCAGGAGCTACCTTCCTCTCCACCAATACCAAACATGATTAATGGTGCCTTTTTTGCACGGATTGTATGCATGGCTATTCGTAGTTTAGTTAAATCGTGTTTCTGTACTTCATCCATGACTAGTATCCATAGAGTTAATCCTTCCACTTTGGCGTAGTTATGCTGGGAGTGTCTAAAGTATATTCTACTATGGTTAGTCAGTTTTATTGTCTTTACGTTTGCCCTGCCATGTGGAAGAAATGATGCTAGTTGGGGATTAGCTAAAAATGTTCCCTCTCTGACTCGTTCAGTACTGAATGCCTCTAAACTATCAGGATCGTGAACCACGTATCCTGCTGTCTTGAATGAGCCAGTGGTTGGGACATATCCTAAATGATCAGTGGCAGCCGTACTCTTGTATACTTGCCTTCCACATAGTGCTCCTTTTCGTTGGTGATCATCTAGATAGAATTCCTTCCAAAATGGAATTAAATCAAAGTTTCTTGTTTCACCGCCTACGTTTGGTCTATACTTTTGTACCCACTCCCAGACGTTGTTTGCTACTAGCTGTGCAGAGTTTAGAGGCGATTCTATCTCTTCTAGTTGTTGTTCTATCTGTTCTAGTCTATAATCAAAGGTATGATTAGGCATTTATCAAATCACGGGGGGTAAATTAGTAGGCATGAGTTTAGGCATGAAAGAAAACACCGGGGGTAATTTTATTTCTCAATAAGGGCGTTTAATGTTTGCTTATATTCTTCTGTAAACCATATAGGGTCCATCTTTAGACAGTTATTTTGTAGAGTAATTTGTTGCAAATCTTTTATTTTTAGTGTGTATTCTTCACCAAATTGTATATGTTCTTTTTCAGTCATAGTATAGAATTTTTGAGGAGATAATGTGTATAAATTAATGTGATCTATTCCTACTTGCTGGCAAGGATGTATAGTATCAATTTCTGAGTAAACATTTATGATAGAAAATCCTCCTACTATTACTAATCCTACTAAACATAAAGTAAATCCTACTACTAATAATTTTATTTTCATTTCCATTTCTCCATAGGAGGTTCTTCAAACATTTTCATATTAGTTGGTAACTGTGTGTTGTTTAGTTTCTCTTCTACAATCTTGAGTCTCTTTTCTTGCTTGAATGTTTTATTTACATTAGTACTCACACCTGTAAGATAACCTATTGATTTGGCTAGTTCAGTTAGATATTCCATGTCGTCTTTATGAGTTAAAGTTTTAGAAAATTTAAAAAATCTGGCAGCCAAGATATTAGTCATGTTTAATATAATATCTGCCTGATGTTCGATGTCTGATCTTCCCATTTTCATATATATATTATAGAGATGTTAATTATTGAAATACTTTACTAGTTTAGTATATAAAGGATTATGGATTATTGTGTTAAACTCATGTTATGACGTATTCTTATCATTTATGATAATAACTAAGTAGGTGTTGTTTCATTGATGGCTATCTTCTTCTGCTATACGTTGCTATACAATATTTAGTCACAAGACTTTGTTGTTGTGCTATTTATCAAATAATTAAGAGTTGATAAAAAAAGTAAAGGAGTTATCTAAAGGCTTTACGAAGTGATTCGTTTAAGACTCTAGAATAACTGCAGGAGGTTTGTGTTTGCGTAATTATTTTAGCTTGACATAGACGTAGTTTTTTGTCTAATTCGTCATCTATCATGATAGTTACTCGTTTCGACATTAGTTATATGGTATTAAATGCCATATTAAAGTATTAGGGTAAGATAGTAGTATCTAAGATGGGAAAAATCTTCACTAGTGTAGGAGTGAGTAAAGCCAATGAGATTCCAAAGATCATACATAGTATTCCTATTTTCTCTAGTGTAGTGTATTTAGTCATGGTATTATATTCCACACTATTACTTATTAATGTATGGTATTATCTGCCATTTCTAACAGAGTATTTGTAACGATGCTCGATTAGTGTAAAAATTATAATAATGTAAACTACAAACCAGGCAATATTTACTAGATCTCCCTGTGACCAATCGCTAAAATTCTCACTAGCATAGTAGTAAATGTCAGCAGTTGCGTTAATTACAAATGCTATGCAGAATAGGATCCAAATTGTAAATATTTTAGTTTTCTTTAGTGTGATAATTGCTACTATTGAAGAACCTAAGAGAATGTTAGTCATAGTTACAAATATCAAACCAAAGAGGAAGCTATCAGAGTCTAGGTAATCCCATGAGATATGAGTGTAGATTAGATTTCCAATGATAACGCAGCCAATTAAGAGAAGGAATGATGTTTTTTTAGGTTGGATTTTGAAATGCTTCATTATGGCCCAAGGGTGTAAAAATAAGAATATTGCAGAGATGGCATAAAAAATATCAGGAAAACTTTGGTATCCATACAAATTTGATAAATCCATGACTACCCAGATAATTTCAGCTGTTACGTGAGCAAAAAAGGAGATAGCAAGTAATAGATAAGCATGGTAGAAGCACGGTACTTTTCTATACACTTTAGCTAAAGAGGCGCTCATAATTGCTATGACAATAATTGGTGTCATGTAGATTAGAGAGAAGACAAATTTCGGAGTATCTTCACTGTAAAATAACACTATTATTATAAAAAATGCTACAAAGATAAGAAAGATTGCTATAGTTTCTCGATAGAAAATATTCAATTTTTTGGTCCCTCAATTCTTGCTAGTCTCTCTCTGAGATCTGCTATTTGTAGCTGGATAGCATCGTAATCTAGATGATTCTTTTGTATGTCTTCCTCTATATTTTCAATATTTTTTTTGAATTCTGTTAGTTCTTCTTTGAAATGCTCTATCTCTGTGTCAATTTTTCCTTTATCGATGTCCAAGATGGTATTTTTATTTCTATTACTTAGGTAAAGTTTGAACGATACTGCGACAATAATTCCTATAATTGATATGATGATTCCAAATATGGAAACTAGATGCTCAGACATAATTTTAGGTTGAGTTCTTAGTTTTTATGTAATTCTAAAGGGTGGTGTTGGCTCCTCATCTAAGTAATTGCAGCTCCAAAGAGATTCGCTACACCATTTAGAATTAGATTTGATTATTATTTAAACAGGATGTTCTTTCATTCCTTATCCTGTACATTTGGTTGGGACTGTCTTGCTTGAACTATTTTAAGACATTGTCCGTGATATGGAAATGAAAAAGAACCATATCCAGAGCCGTTATAATATGAGATATTTTCTAACTTTTCTCCACATTCGGTGCAATCAGTTGGATCATATTCGTCTAGACTTCTTTGTATAACATCTCTACTCATTCTTTACCGCCTCCTGGTCCTGTTCGCCAAGTATTTCTTCTAACTCTATCACTAGTTCCATTTTTGCTTCTAATTTTACGTGTAAATGTTGTGTGTGTTCGTCTATACATGAAGGAATACCAGTTAATCTAATTCTCTTACATAGTTCCTCTGTCTTCTCTAGTTTCTGTTTGAGTTGTTTGTTTTCTTTGAGATAAGTCAAAATTAACTCAAATTCTTTCTCATCATTTATGTCATCCCATGCACAATCTATCCAACGTCGTTCCTCATATTGTTCAATGCGTTTATCTAATTCCATTAGTCAGATACCTCGTTGATATTCTTAATCGAGTGTTTAGCAATAATAACAGGCTCTAATCCTAACATTATTCTTAGTTGTCTTTCTGGATCAAATCGTTCATGTATTCTTGTGTCAGTAAATATTCTATCTTTTCTGGTCACATGATAACAAGTACAAGTTGAGGAAGTCAATATGAAAACTATAATCGTGAATAATACCCAATTTGTTATAAGAAACTCAATCAATTTTTACTCTCCTTAATCTTATGTAATTTGAGAATCATTGTTGAATCTTATCTCCTTTATCTCTAATCATCATGAATAGTAATCCGCCACAAGCTTCATGATAGAATTTTCCATCAACACCTTCCTCAACGATAGGCACTTGCATCTCATAAATATCAAAACACTTTCTGCAAACTATTCTAATTTTCATTATTTTGAATTCTCCTTAATCTTACGTATTTCAGTCATATTCGTTTTAATTGCTCCTGAACATATTTACTGCTATTTTTGTTAGATGTTGGGTTTCGTGTGTATTGTTTACCACATTCTTTATGAAATGTGAGAGTAATATCAAACTCACGCACTTTGCACCTTTTGCAATATGGATAGGGTTTTCCATCCCTAGTTTTGTACGTCAACTAACTTCCTCCTCCTTTCCCAAACTACACTTTGGTATTTCGATATATCCTCTGCCTTCAATCCATTTGTAAGTTTTAGTTACTCCCTTTAGAGTTTCTTCATATCCACCTTTGATGTCTTTAATCAAGTCATACATACCCCATCACAAAGATTAGTTTCGTCTTTTTCAGTTAATCTAATCAATTTTTGATTTTTATGTTTGTTATTATCTGCCAACATTTCTGATAATTTGTAAAGTGCAGGATAGTTATCTCGAATATCAACCCATCGGGCTTTGTTATTGTATGGACAAAAGAAACATCCACTTTTTACAGGTATAGGGAAGCCTAAAGATTCAATTAAACTAACACAATCGTCACGATTCATTTTGTTATCAACTAATGGATAGGAATTAGTAATCCAATCTTGACCACTTGGTTTTATTCTATGAGATTCTTGATAATCAATCCCCATATATTGTACAATATCTGATTTGAGAGTCTTGTAAAATTTGTGTATTGGTTTTACTTTTACATCTCTAGTACACCATCTTTGCAACATATCAGGAATGACTTTACGCTGAAAACACCTACTCCATAAGGAACGTTTCTTGAATGGATAGACGATTGTAAAAGGAATATTTTTTGATTCTAAGTATGGTTTCATGTAATTATTTACAAAGAAATAGGTTTCAGGGTGTTCGTTACCTGTATCTGCAAACACTACATAATCTAATGGTGCTTTATCCTCTACTAATTTGAAAATCATAGCAGTAGAATCTACACCACCACCATAAGATACGATATATTTACTCAAGAACGATCTCTCCTTTTCGGTTACTTGAGGAGTACTACAAGTCATACAAGGATACCAATGTTTATGAGGACACATTCCAACTTCAGGAAAACAATGTTGACAACAAGCATAAAGTTTCATTTTAACTTTTCACCCTCAAATCTAGCATAGCATTTAGAACAAGCACCTTTGATTTTTTTACCGATAAAGTAATGTCCGCATTTACATGAGAATAGGAAATAATTAGTCATCATATTCCTCATGGTCAGGACAAAGGCCATCTTTAATCACCTGTACATTTTCTTGAATCAAGCAGATTCTACAGTATTTGATGGTCATAGTTTCATTCCCTCACTGTCCACAGGTTCAGTTCTATCGTATGCAAAGCCATTTTCATAATGGTCGTGGCATACTCCTGACTGCTGCACAACATCAAAACAACCTGCAAGAAAACAAAGTGTTTCTGAACTTGAACGACCTGCTTGACAGGCATCACATTTACAAGGCATCAGTTCTCAGCCTCTTTTCTTGTTTTTTTACTACATCCAAGGTGGCACAAACAACCTTCAGGATTCATAGTAAATGTTTCGTCGCTTTTCATTTCTTCAAAGCAAACTTGACAATTTGTTGTATTCATGCTATATTATAGCAACTCCTTGTTAATATAGATTGCTATATTATAGCACTTCAAGAACGCTCTCTCCTTTGGGTTAGTTGACACGTGCAATTAGCATTAGTGCTATTACAGTTTGAATGATAAGCGTGTTCTTTACAATCACAAGTAAAGAATCCAGTAAAACCCCTTGAATCTATGTGGCTCCTACCCGTTTGATTATCTTGTTTCATAATTCACTCCAGTAAGGACAATCATGATTTAGATATTCTTCTTCATTTTTAGTATCTGCACCACATTTAATACAGTTCCATACATCTTGATTACTCAGTTCGTCAACCCCCAATCTTGTAAAACTGTTTTACTAGGATAAGTTATAGGATAACCTCCATATTGATTAGACAGTTAGTTAACGCCCCCATAACAATCATCACATATTGGTTCATCTTCCCAAACAAAAAACTCACCATCTCCAACATGACCTAAATCTTTGTTACAATCTTGGCATTTTGCCTCGTACCACTTTGGCTGAACTGTCATTGAAATTCATCTCCTTTGTTTGTTGTAGTAAACCCACATGAATCACATTTCCAAGTTCTATAATTCATTATTTTCATTGTTTGATTACAAGTAGAACAAACTATTTTTGTAATATCTTTCATTCAATCATACCCTCACACACATCACAGTTAAACGGATAATACAAGTGGTCACAGAATCCACTAGCGTTTCTAATTGAAATCGGTAACTTACAGTGATTACACTTTGGCTGATTAGTCATAAGATACAATTCTCCATTTGGTATTTGCGATAGTATCACAATTATCTCGTAAGTAGTAGATACGTATTGGCTGAAATGTCATGAGTAGTCAAAATCTCCTGAACATTCACGACATAAATTACCTCTCTTTTCGAATTGTTTTACTTGTGTACTTCCCAAAGCAGTAAATCCACACACTTTACATTGACTTGAAGCACCTGTAAATTTTGCACCTGGTTTTACTTTGCCTGTACCATTACAATGAGTACACATTACTTCTGTCATTTTCTATGATACCCCTTGTGTTCCTTACAATACTCATGTAACATACAGTAAGCATGATTTCCCTCAACAACTTTCTTTTTACATTTCATTTGAAATCATGCCTCGATACTGTATTACATGAGCATCCGTAATGAGTTACTCCTTTACACTTTTCACAGAAAATAGGAATTTTAGTGCATCCATGATAGATTTTGGTTTTCCTGCCAAGTAACTTTCGTAGCCATTGGAATTTTTTTACTTCAACCCATCTAAGAGTGTGGCAAACACTGCATGTTCTATATTTTTCTTCAAATTCAAATACAGCCTCCTTAGAATTAAATTTCGTCATTTCCCTTCTACTCCTTTTGTATTACAGTTAAGCCAGTCTGTCAAATAATCACGTAATTCAGATACCTCACTAGGAGTTAAAAATACTTCATCTTCCATTAATCTAAGATTCACAGTTTCGTATTCCAAACCTGTATCATATCCTTTTTTTAATCTATGTGCTAAATGAACATCACAACCAAACATACACAAGATAACTTTAGGGCTCATTTAACCATCAACCTCATCGGTATTCGACCATTCTAGCTTTCTTTTTAGTTCTGAAATTTTATTTATTGATTTCTTGTAACCCCCTATATATGACCAATCAAATCCTAACCACTTACCACACTTGCAATAATTTCTAGTGGTGTTTTCATCAATCATAACTTCTTCATGATAGTGATGATCTCTTCTTAACATGCAAAGTATTCTGTATAATATCAACTGTCATCAACCTCGACTGTATTTTGACCATTTAATGCCATGAGATTCCATTGATTTATTCCTAGTTCTTTGGATTTTTTTCGGTGGTAATAACCAGATCTATGATATGAATTACAAAATGCTTTTCCTCCTTGTGGAGTTGCAGGTATAGTTTTCAGACAGAATAAACAATTCACAGAAATTAATTTATTTCGAACAGGAATAATATCAGATTTTTTAATTTCAGTAAAACAATTTTTACAAATACTCCATAGTTCCCAAGTCTTACCTCTGGTTTTCTGTTGTGTTTTAGTACATAATTTACATCTCATTCTTTCTTACCTCGTAAATCTAAATCTTCGACGATCATTTTTCAAAATACCTCTTACCACATATACAGATGTAAATCTGACAAGAATCTCCCAACGTAGTAATCTTTCGTAAATGAAAACTACAATCAATACAATGAGGGATCATATCGTTTTTCCCTCAATCTCAAGTGTTTTTTGATAACCCATAACATCTTCTCTGTTGGGCATCATAGGATGTATGCCAAAATTAACATATTGGTATTGCATATGTTTAAGCAAAATAGATAATTTTTCACTAACCACAGTTGGAACCCAAATTTCTTTTACTTTATTATTTTTTGCAAGTGATTCTATTTTTTCAATTAATTTTCTAGCATGGCCTTTACCTTGTTCATTACTACCAATATATTGAATTGATATAATATCATCATCTAGAAGGATATTAGCTTTGCATGATTTGTAAGTAACAACTAACAAAGTCATGCTTTATCTTCTTCTTTATTGATATTTCTCAATTGTTCTGATTTTCTTCTTTTAGCGGAACATTTCATACATTCATTATTGTAGTTTAAGGGAATTTGTGATGGGATTCTGCAAGTATGACATAGATTTTCTAGTTCTGTAAACGGTCTTTCTAGTTGGGGATTACCATTTTTGTCGTAACTAACACATTCCCACTCTAATTCTTTCATTCTACTTTACCTCCATCTTCAACTGTATTTTCAAACCTAACTAACACAATATCACATTTCTCACATTTGAATTTCATGGTGTTTTCTTTTGAAATCAATGGGATTGGTTGTTCATAAATTCTAAGACATTTAGGACATACAACTTTAAACTTCATTTCAGTTTATCCTCACCTTCTTTTGTCTTTTGAGGTTTGTAAGGAAATGTCTTTATCTTAATTCCTTGCTTTTCTGCTAATTGAAATAGTTGTGATAGTTCTGTATCTACATAATTAATACAATGCTTTAGATCTTCATATACTAAAACAGGTTTATTTTGTTCTAGGTTTTCTTTCATTTTATCATGTAGTTTTCTTTGTCCTTGTAACATAGTATAGATCCATTGGAATGTATCTTCACTCATATCGTTTCACCTTCTTCTTTATTGGTATTTTTTGATTCTGGATATTCTTTCTCTATTATTGATAATGCTTTGTGTACATAATCAAAATTATCTTCATGTCCTTTTATCAACTGTAAGTAAGCAAGATGTTTCATGAATTTGAAATTATCTTCACAAATTACATTCATTTCTTTGTATCACCTTTGTTTGAAAGTGTCATCCGTTAAACTTCTCCATTATTACAAAATTAATCATGTTGGGATGTTTCTTGGAATTATGTTTGAAAACATCTTCTGGAGTCTTTCCTTTAAATCCACATTTAGGACACTCAGGTTTCATGCTTTACTCCTTGTTTGTACTGTCAACCTTGATCTAACTCCACTAATTGTTCATGATTTGATTTTACCATTCCCCAACTGATAGTATCTTTTAATTTATAATGTTCTTCACATGAATGAAAAATGTAAGGTGAATCAATATCCCCTGTGTATTCATCAGGGGCATCTACGATTATTTCATAATCTTCATCTTTTCCACATCTATCATGAAAAATACCATCATCAATTATCTCACAATAATCACAAGTCATGCTGTTTTACTCCCTGCACTATGGTCGCAATAAATTTCACCTTGTTCTCCATCTGGAAAAATATAATGTTTGGTTAAATCTTCTTTATTTTCAAACCAATTGGAACAAAAATCACAATACCATAATGTAGATTCATGAGAATTATCTTCAATTCTTGCCAATTGGTCTTCGGGTAAAATACACTCACTCATGATTTAGACTCCGTTGGACATTCTGAATGATCTGTAGTGTCTAGAATCTTCTCTAGTTTTGGAAAAAATGTATCATCATCTACACTTCCATCATCAAAAATAATTTTGATTTTCTCTACTATTGCCTGATTGTTTAGGATTTGTTGTTTGAATTGTTCGGGATGATTAGAATAAATAGTAACATTGTCATTATCTTGATAATCATCAAATGGAACTACAGTTACATTGTCTTCCGTTAAACCGTTATTCAATTTTGCTTACCTCTGCATCTGAAACACTTACCAACTTTGACAGAATTATAAACATAAATTGCATTTCCACATGCAGAACAACTTCCATTCAATTTTGTTTCACCAGTCATGATATTCTCACCGTAAAAATACAATCTCTTTGATAATGTTGTCGTGTATTTGATTTTATTATGTTGCCACAGTTTTGGCAGATAAACATACAATGACTAGACATTATTCTAATACCTCAGGTTTTAACTCGTTTTCATGGCAGTAATCACAAACCAATTCAGTTTTCTTTTTGGTTCTAGTTTCACAACTTGCACATGTAGTTTCTAAATCAAAATATTCAGGCATCGAAAAACGTTCTTTCATGATTGTTCTCCTGCATAATTATAATCAAAATGTCTTGGGTGAAATAACCTTGTTACGAAATCTCTAATTTTACCGAGTTTTACTTTGGTCATTGTTCATCATCCTCAAGAATAATTTTATGTTCTTTTTTACAAGAATTAGAACAATATCCATCTACAGATGTTTCCATTTCAGCACAATTAGGATTAAAACAAACAGGTACAATCATAATTCACGCCTCGCTAAACACTCTAGATTATTTGTAGAGTTCATACTCTCTTTCCGCATTTACTACACCGTGGCCTATCGGCTATTTTTTTAGATTTTGGGTCTTTTTTGGAAGAGAACTCATTTCCACAAGGTTTCCCTTTTAGAGTTTCTTCACATATGAATAATTGTAATTTCATGGTTTTCTATACCAATACTGGTATAAGAATGTGTGGTATTTTATGCCTTTTTGCCAACGATGTAAAAACATATTTTGAATGTAAAGTAGCCCATACCTACATCAAAACGCGTTATGATGGTGTATGCTCTCGGCTACCAGGGAGTTGAACCGTTGATTTTAGTAAAAAATACTAGTAATTAAATGGATATTTTTGATAGTTTTAGTGCATTACAAACATCTAACACATCATTCCAGGATAAGACATGTTTGGTATAGTCTTCTGGCTTGAATAGATAGTCACATTCGTAATCTTGGATTAGTAGAATATCATGTTTGTATCTTTTTAGCATTGGTTCAAAAATTTCTCGCCATTTTTTAGCTGCCTGTTCTCCGTGTTTGAAATTTATCTCAACAATCAGGTGAGGTTTGTTTCTCCTGAATATCACCATGTCGAAATTATGTTTTTGAACTTCTTCTCGTAGTGTAGTATATTCTGAATAATCTATTAGTGCAGTTAATGGAACTTGAGTTCTAATTAGATCAGGAAGTAATAGTCTGGTTAGAATAGTTTCTACTTCTCGCTCAGCGCGGCCTATGAAACTCAGTTTATTATTCCTCGTAATTGAGCCTTGTACTTTTTGTTTCTTGGTGACCCTCGCATATGGGACCCACAGCAGGGGCAGTGTATTTTATCCCTTCCAACTATAAATATTTCACAATGCAGGCACCTCTTATTTTTTATGTACCATCCGCCTTTAGCTGGTTTTCGAGCCTTAAATCTACTGCAAATTCCTTTACAAATCAAGATAAGAATGACTCCAATGGTTGATTTTGTAATTTTTCGTCGTTTCCAAAGGTGTCCCATCCATGTACTCTAGTTCTTGAGAATAGTTCTATTCTAGGTAGATCTCCCATGAGTTGAATTATCTTATTACGTACAATATTTGGTTTTTTTGAATGTTCCCTAACAGGCATATCTATGATTTGCGATATTCCTGCATCTAGTCTTTTTGGTTTTCCTTTAGTTGCTAATAATACAATTTCAGAATTTGCTCTAGTCCACCTACCCATTCCCATAAAATTTCTTCCATTCATGGACTTTTTTACCCACACAAAGGCTACTGTTTTGTACTCAAAACCCCATGATTTTATGCAATCTAGGCATAATTGGATTTTTGGAAATGTTGCCCATAGGAACAAAACACAGTTTTTATCAGTTATTTCTTTGACAGGAAGATTGATCAATTCTTCATCAGACATCAAATCATATTTGCAGCCAGCTCCACGATTTCCAGCCAGAGCTTTATCATTATAGGTTAAAGGAAGGTCAGCGTAGATTATTTGATATTTCTTGTCTGGGAAATTCAAAATCCATCCCTCTTTATTTCATGTTGTTTACCTCTGTGTACTCGTAACCCTATTGGACTCTCAGTAGTGAAAGGACAGAACTCACATTTTAGAATCTGTTTTGTTTTCAAGCTACTTGCTCCTGTATGTTTTTGTAAAGTGGTCATTTTTTGGTCTTGGCCTTCTTTGTAAAGTATTTGCCTGGATTCTTAATGTCTGGATGGATTTTGCCGTAGTGCTCCTGCATTAGAGTCCAAGATTGAGATGTAAATTGGTTAGGTAGAATACAGTCAGTACACATCATTTTTTTTCATCCTCTTTGTTAAAACTAGCTAAAAGTTTCTGCCAGTTTTTATCTTGTTCAGGAGTTGGAGTAGGTAATGTATCTTCTCTGTCACATTTTTGACCGTATGGATGCAGATAACCGCAGGATTTACAGGAGTAGTGAGTTTTACATTTACACTCACAGAGCTTATCCTTGCAAGTGACATGAACCTTGGCTTCCTTTGTATCTCTATTCACTTTGACGTAGCAATGGATTTTTTTTCTACAGTTACTACAATAGTATCTACTATTTGATGTATTGGCTCCCTCCTCTAGTTGAATTCCTGAACTATGTACTCCTACTACTGTTTCCTCATTAGAGATAGATGGAACAGGAAAATCTTTGTTACTCATGAGTGTTGCCTTCCAAAAAGAGAGAGAGAGAGAGAGAAGAAAAATAAAAAAAGTAAAATAAAAAAAATTTATTATTATTATTATTATTATTAAAAATTATATTATTAATTAATAATAAATTCAATTCAATTTCTCCTCTAATGTATTGTAAAGAGTGGTTTGTTTAGAGCCTACTCTGTAAGTTTTTTCTTTTTTATCATAATGAATTCCTGTTTTTAGGGCATTAATTCTAAAATCTACTTTGATTTTATTATAAGTAGCCTGTCCTATCCCTTTATCATCTAATTCTAGAATAAATTCAGTCTCAGTTATCTCTTGACGAGTAATAATGACTTTACGCATTATTTGAAATTTTTCTCGAAGATTCAAAGTTTCTCTCTCTCTCTCTCTTTTTTTTCTGTTAGAGGAGTATAGACTCGTACAGTATCAGGAGTTTTTGTAATTTTTTCAGCAAAAGCACGGAGTTTCTTCTTTTCTTCCATTCTTCCGTAGAAAATAGCTGATAAATTAGTAGAATTAAGTCCTAATTTTTTGATTAGTTCTTCCTTAAGAGTAATTGATCTAGTCATAGTTAGAGGTCCATACCACAAACTACACATCCATAATTAAAGAAAATTAATTTAACATGATTATAGTCGTGCCACGCTAGAATTCCTACATATAACATTAGACTACACTCCATGTCCAAGAGCTGCCTCCTGTTACTGCACAAGCTCTTTTCTCTACTCTTTTGATTAAGTTTAGAGCTAGTAATTCTCCAGTTCTGGGAGTGACTGACTGTAGAGGAATCCCTAGAATTTTAGAGAGTTCATTATTAGTATGATCTGGGTGTTTTGTAATAGCACGTAGTACCTGTTTTTGTCTTGTTGGTAGTTCATCCATTACTTTAGACCAAGCATCTAGAGAAGTATCAACACTCATCATTTTTTATCTCCATACAATTCTTGATAGATAATTTTGGTCATTTCCCAAATCATGCCACCATTTGGATCCGATTCTAGAGCTTTGATAGTAGCCTCTACTTGTAATCTAATTCTCCATAACAAACGAGCTTTGGTTGAAATTATGCGTTCATGTTCTACTGACAGAGTGGCATCTTTTGGAAGTTCAGTTTGTTTTTTATTGTCTGGTTTTGGTTCCTCTTTGGGAGTTTCTCCTTTACAGTTACCATCTTTAGTGTAGTGAGCTTCTGTATCTTCTTTATTCTGCCAAATTACTTTATCTGGCCAATCCTTGTAAACTTTGAGTCGAGCTACTAGAGGTTTTCCACAGTTAGGACAGTCTTTAGCCTCTCCTTCTTTGGTTGGTTGCTCGACAAAATTATTTGACAAAAAGGATAGCCTCCAAATCTTTAGCTGATTTCAAATGATAGCACTCCTTACCGTGTACGTATCCCATACATTCACAGGTACTGTGAACATCTTTAGTAGTTGAAATAAAAATCTGATAACCCATCTTGGCGTTTTCATCTGAGGATTCGTAAGCTCCAAAGTAGTTACCACGAATGGATTGGCTAGTTAGTCTGATATGGGAAAATTCTTTCTTTTTCATTTCTTATAATCCTCCAAAGAACTAAGAAGAGAATCATCTGTATGAGATTGACCAATCAAGACAAGGTAATCTTCCTGTGTCAAGAGAGATTTTGATAAATTCTTTAGTGCTACCCTTACTAAATGAGTAGAGTCGATCTTAGTGCCTGTAGATGGTAGGGAAGCTTCTACTAAATCTAGAACTTTTTGTTCTACTTTAATTACAGGCACTAAGACCCCTCTTTTTCGTATACATGATGTGGTACTATAGCTAAAACATACTACCTTATTAAAGGTATAGTTTAAGTATACTCAAACATTAGTACACCTTTAGTCAACTAAATCTAATGTTTTTTGTTAAAGTAATGCTTGGAAAGTAAAATATCGTATGGCATCCCAATAAACCTCTTTTTCATGATGTGGTAATTTTGGAAATACAGGCGGGATGTCATACAGAGAGTCTCGCAAACTCTTACGGAATCTATCCGTATTTGCCATTGGGGCTCTCACAGCATCGGGTTTCTTCCTAGAAGGAGCTCGGTGCTGTACTTGTAAACTTCCGCCAATATTTGTTACAATAAGATCTAGTTAAATGATCGTGTTTCCAAATTTGGGAATCATGTTACTTTAGTTAAATACAAATTTTGTGATCTATGTTGGAGGTGAAACAATGAGTGACGATATAAAGAAAAAAGCTGATTATACAACTAAAAGAATTTCTGCATTAGTCGAGGATTTGTCAGTTAGTAAGTTAGTTCAAGATACTCTAATAGATCTATTAGAAGATCAAGAAGAAACTACCAAACTTTTATTTGATTTAGAAAATCAAATCAGAGATATTAAAGAAAACTTAAAAGATTCAAGTACTCATAAAATGAAATGACATATACACGATTAGACTATTATAGAGAACAATATGCAAAAAAAAACGGTATGACTCTTCAAGAATACAAAAACGATCTAGAAAAAACCAACAAGGAATTCAAAGAATGGTTAAAATCAAAATAATCTTTTCTTTTTTTCTATAAAATCCCCTTTTTACTGTATTTGGGGGTAGTCTTGATTTTAGTGTGAAATAAAACAACTAACTAAGATTAGACTATTTGAAATTTATCTCTGTATAAACCACGTTCTCCAGAGTCTTTATCATAAAACCACAAATGTAATTCGTAGGTTCCTGGCTGTAGTCCTACGGTTCTCCATAGTCTAGATCTCTTTCTTAGTTTAAAGTTGATAGTGGAAGCGTCATTATCTTCATCTTTAGCATGAGATTGATCAATCATGAGTAATTTCCCTTTGTGGGATATTTTACCGGTAACTACTTCGGCTCCTCTGATTTTTACTAGGAGTTCATCACCGCTTTTAATTCCGTTTCCATGTTTAGTTTTTATGAAATTAGTTTGATATTTCTCTCCGTTGGATACTATGGATTTGATTTTATCTTTTGTGATAACCTTGTTGGATAGAGATTCAAGTTTATCTACTCTAAGATCTAGATCAAAAATTTGCTGCTCTAGTTCTTGGAGTTTACTCATGATGGTTTCCACTTTAATTTAGATGCTTTATGAACTACTGCACTACCAATAGTAATAGACATGAAAGCCCAGATATGGCTTGGGTCTAATGTGAATTTAATATCTTCAAATCCGGTAAGAGTCAATAATGCAAAACCTCCCATAGTTCCTACCAGTGGTATGAATTGAGAGATTTTAATGTTCATGATTTTATCCTAAATATTCAGTAAATACAGATAACTAATAACTGCAATAATGCTTAATGCTATAGCTATAATGCTACTTGACTTGAAGTGAGAAGAACCTAACGCAAAAGGATGACCCGGCACTATCTTAATTCCTTTAATTTCCTTTGATTGTGACCATTCAGCTAGAACAAATCCAATTGCAGCACCGATTAGAATTACATTAAAAATTGAATCTGAAAAGTGTGAAACAACAATGTATAGTATTACCAGTTCTATCCCTATGTGATAATGCTCATGTGCCTCAAATCCTTTTTCTGCTTTTTGAAATGATTTTTGAGTCCACCATAAAATATCTATAATAAATGCAATAAATAAACCTACAAACAAGAGTATGAATTCCATACTCCTCACTAAAATTGTAGGTATTTATTTATTTAAAAAAAGGAGTTATTCTATTACAAAAGAATCGGTCACAAAACATAGAGATATTGGTGCATGATAAGAGATATTGCTGTATTTGTTAGAAACCAGGCCTATGAACCTTTTAACTTTTCTTTGAGTTCATCAAGATAAATCAGAATCGGCGATATTGTAACAATATTGGCAGTTTGAACCTTTCCTACAAAATCATACAATTCAGTTATCTGACTAATATCAAGGATTAGTTCTCCCTTTCCAGTTATCATTTTATCTTCAATTTTTGAAGCCCATCTGAATAATTTCAGTTTTTCAACTGGATCTTGTGAGGGAACCTGTAAAAGTAAAGTGGGTAAGATATTTCCAAAAGTCATATCTGGACATTTATCAATTAGTTGTTCTTGTGTGAGTGTAGGATTTTGTTTTTGTAATTCTCTGATAGAATCAGTGTTTTTCACAGGTTTTTTATTATAATTGATTATTGGGTTTTTTAGTTCTAATTTTACTTCAGCAGACACTAAGGTTTAGTTAAAAAATACAGTATTAAAAGTTATGATTGTTTTAATGAATCTGTAAAATTTAATACTCATTATCCTTTACTGGAAAACTCTTACCACATCCACCTCCAATTTGAGAGCATTGAGCCACAAGAGGCTTGCCAGTTTTGAATATATAACTACAGTAAGGACATTTGACAAGCGTTTTCATGATTCTGCCTGTAGCCGTTCTATTAGTTTTTCTGATATGTCATAGTATGCAGCAGACCTAGCAGCAGACCAAGCAGCAGACCTAGCAGCAGACTCAGCAGCAGACTCAGCAGCAGACCTAGCAGCAGACTCAGCAGCAGACCTAGCAGCAGACCAAGCAGCAGACTCAGCAGCAGACTCAGCAGCAGACCTAGCAGCAGACTCAGCAGCAGACTCAGCAGCAGACTCAGCAGCAGACTCAGCAGCAGACTCAGCAGCAGACCAAGCAGACTCGTCTTTTGATTCTGTTTTGTGTAGTGTGATTATATCACAAATTGCTTTAACTACAATTGGATTATCAATATTTTTACAAATTTTCTCTAACATAAACACGCATAATTGATGATAGATGTGTTGCCAATTATCAAATCCTATAGGAATTGAATTTAACAATTTTAAAGGAAATTCTTTGGCCTTTTCATTTTGTAGTCCTTCAAATAGAGTGTCTTCTAGTCTCGCAACCCATTCAGGTATTCCCAATTCTATCTCGTAACAATTATGAGAATCTGAATGTACTGTACAGCCAATTGCACAACCTTTTCCATTTTCCCAATATTGACCCTTGATTATTTGATCTAATTTGTAATGTTCTTCTAAACGTGTAAGGTATTTTTTCTTGATAGATTGTTTGTTGTGAAATGCCTGAAGGTTCATACTATACATTAAATATGGTTATATTTATAATTATACTTATAATTACAACTGTAAGTTTAAGTAAAAGGTTGATTCAAACTACCTCATGTTGAAAAATATAAAAATTTCACAACAAAAAGAGGAGGTGAAAAAAATAAAAGCAAAACTTCAAACAACGTCACTCATTGCTTTAGCAGCAATACTAATGATAACATCATTAGTTAGTAATGCAGAAGCTGAAATAGAAACTACAACCAATGTGTTTTATGGACTTGATAATCTATTCGAGGACCCTGATTCTGAAATAAAACTATACAAATCAGGCGGATTTTCTCTGAAAAATTATCAATTCGGTATAGCCATCTATGCACACCCTGTAACTAACACAGAGATGTTAAAGTTTACAGTGTTGGAAAATGGGAAAGTGTCCAGATTCTTAGCATTGATGGAGGAGGAAAGTACCCTGTCTATAACCAATGGTAGTAGTAGTATTAGTAGTAGTAGTAGTACCAGCAAGGAAATAATTCCTCAAGAAACTATAGAGCCTAAAAGCTCTATTGGTGCAGACATTACAAAATGGGACATCCCTGTTATCAGTAGAGATAATGTGGAAGATACTTTCCTGATGGCCATAAAAAGTACAGGAACACTTGATACTATCAGACTTGGAGACAAGTTTGATTTTAATGGTGTCGTGTACAGTGTTAGAAATAACACAACAATAGAGGGTGCAAATGTAACTCTTGAAATAACAAGAGATGATTACACCTTAAAATCTGTTGAGATGGTATCAGGAGTAGGTGGCACAATACGTGTAGAGATAGATGATATAACATATCCTGTCTTTTATCCAGAATTTTGTTATGACGTAAAAGTCACAGCAAATCATGGTAACTATACAAGTGTGTACACTGACGACTTTGTAGTAGAGTATGCAATGGGCACTGTTACGTGGGAGCCTGATATGTCATGGCTGAATGATGTTGTATGGAATGATCTTCCATCATCGTTCAGAAATGAACCAAGGCAATCACTAACCGCTGATTCGCACTGCAATTAGTGACATGCTAAAGCTAGCAGATAAGAGATGTATGATAATACCATACTCTCAAATCCCTTTATTTTTTCTTCGCCTCCTCCTTCCTTTCTGCTGACGAGCAGAAAGATTATTTTTACTATATCTTAATCTTTAAATGGAAATATTGCTAGAATTTTCAAGGTATTATCATCCTTATACTGGTGGTTCTACTACCAATGAAAAGGGTCCTTGTGTGTCATTGGTTTCAATCCTAAACAGTGCCCCACCCGTTCCAGTGTTTTCAATTACAATAAAGTGATTATCTTGAATTGGTACAAGAGCAGATGTCCACCTATCGAAACTAGCTGATATATCCCAATTTATTGTAAAATCAGCTAAGTCAAAAACCTCAGTTGCTCCAGTAAGGCTATCATTATTAGGAGCAGAATAAATTTTGTAAGAGTTAAGAGGTCCATCGTTGGTAATTATTGGAGTTACAATAACGTGAACTACATTACCAGTTGTGTTTTGGTATGCAGTGGAATCATCAGACCGATGTAAAGATTTTGCATTTCCACTCCCTATAACAATAGGAGTTTGATGAAGTAATATGAGTAATTTAGCTCCGTTATTATATCCAATTTGTTGAATTAATGAAGAGATATTATCATTACTAAAAGTTGGAAAGTTGTAATAATTATCAGCCAATCCGTCTCCAGTTATTGGGGGAACTACTTTGAATAAAATTAAAGGTAATCCCTCTATTGACATTAGTCATCAGTTAATCTCAACGCGTTAAATTTTTTAATACAATCATCATAAATAATCTGTCTCACCTTGGCATTGTCTACATCTGAAAGATCATCTGGGTTTGGTATTACCTCAATATCTTCATCTAGTCCTTTATCATTTTGAACTCGTTTAATGTATTTCTTTATTTTTTTGAATCCAACTCGAATTTCGAATAGGGGATCAAGTTCTAAGGATAATTTTAATATTTTATCATCTAATGTTAAGATATTAACCTCTATAATAGAATCATCAACAACCATTCAATCTTTAGTGAATAAAGGGATTAAAAAAAGTTATGTTACTACACTATCTTCTACATACCGTGACCAAACTGAAGCTGATTTTCTAATGTAGAGGTCACCATCTGCAATGTCTTGACCTATTGCACCATCAAATGCACCAAAGCCAGAATTCAAATCATTAACTGAAGGATTACCGTCGTTAATTTGAGGTATTTCTAGACTTCCAGCAGTACCAATATTTAATGAGAAATCAGTCACTTGTGTAGTTACAAAATAACCCATTTGTCCTAATACTGGCTGAATTCGTGCTTGGTCAGTTCCCCCCATAAGCATCATGATTCGTTGATTGTTATCATCTCCAATTAAAATCAAACCAGAAATTAGACCGTTATCGGCTCTTACATTAAGAGATAAAGCGGAGTTATCAGAAATATCAATATTTTCTACAGCAATGGAACCATAAGTTGTGATAACACCCGAATCATCTATTTGGAAATTAATTTCTGCTATATCCTCACCATTTACAGGATTTGGATCTACTTTTACTAGATTGATTGTAGCATTATCTCCTGCTACTGAAGAATCACGTCTAACTGAAAATTCTGGAATCTGAATACCTAATACACTTCCATTCCTTGAGAATTGACCGTTTGCAGCAGGATTAGTTGAGGAATCATTAATTGTTAAGGTGTTATCGAGAATAATATTGGGACCAAGAATTCTACTGCCATTAATATTCCACTTTGAAACGGCATTTTCATAAATAGCCAAAGATGAACCAGTTGGGAAGTTAATATCAAAAGTGCTTCCAGATAGAGTGGTAAATGATGGAGCATTTGCAGTGAGTAGATTGGTTTGCAGTCTTCCTGTTCCAAAGAATAATTGGTCAACAGGGTTTGTGGTGTTGCCTATATCCAGTCCTGTAGTGCCAAATAGTAAAGATGCATTAATGGCAGTAGTTGTAAGGTTATCAAGTTCTGTGGTAGCTCCTCCACCTCCTCCACCTGTTGCCCACTCTACACCTAACGCGACTGCGGAATTTGCAGTTAATACTTGACCATTTGTGCCCACTGGAAGTCGTGCATCTGCTGTATCAAATGTAAAAATATCACCTTTTGTAGTTAATGGAGAGCCTGCGCCAATATTACTAAGATTTCTTACTGCACCGCCTGAAAATACTTTAACATCTATGCTATTTCTTGCAAACTGACCATTGGAAAGGGGGTCGCCTGCGTTGTCATTAAGTGTGAGAATATTTTGTAAGATTAGATTATTGCTTGTGATTAACCCCCCACCATCAATGAAAACATTAGCTGTCCCATTCTCACTAAAATTAATGCTTGAACCAGTTGGATGGTTAATGTTCATACTATTGCCTCCTACGCTTGTAATCATTGGAACATTAACTACAATTGTTCCAGATCGGAATCTTACCTGTTCTACAAAGAAATTATCGACTGGATTTGTAGTATTGGCAATATCAAAGCCTGTGGCACCATATGTAATGTTGCCCATGTTGGTCAAGGCCTTACTGTTGATATTGATTCCTACATTCAAAGTTGGACTAACTAGGTTATCCAGAGCCACAGTTGCCCCACCACTAGTGCTACTGCCTACACTTGTAGCATGAGTGACAGTAGTTCCACCATCAATAGTGTATAGCATTACAGATGTTCTGGTATTTGCTGTAGTATCTACTATGGGTGGATTAGTTAAGGATATGGGCCATACAGGTGAGGCATATCCACCAGTACCATCTACATCAATAATGACTAGAACACCTTCATATTTTCCAGATGTTGGAAGATTGGAAAAACTAAACTCTACATTTCTATCTAGAGTTATTACGTTTGGGTTGTTAGCCCAATTAACTACAGATGTGGTTGGAAGTGTTTGTGGAGTTATTATATTTGGTGTAAGTATTACAGGTTCAGTGAGTCCTCCGCCTCCACCAATTGGTGGTGTTCTTACTCTCCAAGTACCACCAGTATTTGAAAATATTATCAGCTTATCATCAAAGATTAACTCAAGTAGTTGTAAATCACCCAAGTCAATATCGTTTTCATCTAGAGTCTGGACGTTTCCTCCATTAGCCAAAGTTGCTTGTCTGATTGTTTTGGTTAGATTTGTGGGAGCAAATGTTCTAATTACAAGTATTTGACCATCAAAGGCGGCTCCTTTGATAATGTCTAATATGTCACTAGTTGTAGTATCATCTAGCTGAATATTACTAGAGTATTGCGATTGACTGCTAGACTCTCCAATGTCTATGGTATTACTTCCATCAATATCCACTCTAAAATCAACTGGAGGGGCCAATGCAAAAGGACCAATCATGGTATCTCCTTTAGTAGCTAAAAAGTTTCCAGTAGAACCATTATCTCCAGCTGCACTGATTCCTGCAAATGCAGTTGCAGCCACTGCTCTGGGAGTATTTCTTAATCTGTTAATTGCTTGTAGATCTTTAATCTGCATTTGTTGTTTGCGTAATCTGTCTGCTGCACCAGGAACTCGATAGGCTTTTCCACCCATATTAGGTCTCTTCTCCTGTTAATGGTTTTCTGGCACCTGTTATGGTTCTAAGAAATCCTGCCGGTCCAGTTGGTCTTTTATCTATGGAACGGACTATTTTTTTTGCAACTAGTTTTATTGTATTAGGAATAGGGTTATCTAAAACTTGCCAGAATGTGGCGTTTGGTGGTTGGTTAGCTCCACTGGAAGTGTGATCTAAGATACATCTATACCCTACAGAAGCATCTTGGACATCATTAAAATTGGCAGTATAGACAGTAGCCGTAACCCACGCATCAAGGTCTGCAGTCGTTCTATCAGATGTAGTTATTAGTTTTGAGTTCTCTAAGAAAAATGAATCACCAAATCCCAAATCATTAAATCCTACAGTGGTAACTTCAAATTCCCTATGCCTAAACTGCGTAATCTCTAGTTTTGCCTGATTTGCCTGGTCGTTTTGAATTTTGTTAGTGATTAGTGGCTCATAAAAAAATTCTGGTTGGAGTGGTCGTTGTTGATTGGGCGCACTAATAGATAACCCAGGATGAGCCCACTGGAATGAATCTATACTTAGTTTTATGTTAAAGCCTGTAATGAACAACCCTGCCAACGCATCAAGAAATGATGGGAACAAAAATCCAAGTTGACCCCAAGGTTGAAACCTTCCCTGATCATCGTATGGTCCAAGCCAGTGTATGGCAATCTTTTTGATGTTTCTCCATCTAAATGAGTTTAACACTTCTAACTCTTGCAAGAAGATATTTTGTACCCCGTCACCAAACGCCCAAGCTGCACGAGCTTTGTATGTCTTAAATCCTCCAATAGGCAGTGATACTGCTTCCCACAAGTTGTTAAATGGCACTACAAAGTCTTGAATTACTACCGTATCATCAATGTCATATAATGCGCATCTGTAAGAAAAGTTTCCAGCAAGAACTAGATTACCTGATCCATCTTTTTGATAACGCCATTCATGATTAATAAAAAACGTTAGTGCATCAAACGGTCCCAAATCTTCTGCTTCTATATTATTAAATCCTGAGAGTCCAGAACTAGTTAGTCCCATATTTTCAGCTTCAAACGTTGCCGGTTCTAGCGAATCATTGTTGTCCCCATAATCCTCGCCTAGGGTGTTACCATTATTAGAATTAAATGGATAGGGTACTCTAAAATTAACACCTGCAAACTGTCTGTAAAATGTAGGCGAATTAAACCCAAAAATTGAATCTGATTTTTCATATCTGAATTCATATGTAACTGCAGAAGTTTGACCAAAGTTTCCTCCACCTCCATTATCCTTGTTGTTGTGGCCTTGAGTATTGGTAATGTTATACACTGCATGGTATACGTCATTTGCCTGTTCGATAGAGGTGGTAACATCAGCCCACGCTCCAGGTGTATCAGTATCAAACTGATATGTCCTTGATTGCTCATCTACACCTACTAAATTACTAGTAGCTGGAGTTTGAAAGATTAGCCATTGAGTACCATCCCACTGAATTACATCATCATCAAATCCTGTAAAAGCTCCAGTTCCTACACCATCAACTAATACACGAAAACCACGATACACATTACTATTTCTGATAAAAGGAGTAGGTATTGCAGCAGGATCCGTAGCTCTTACATCAACCCAAGTCTGACGTAGGTCGCCATCTATTTTTACTTGGTTTGAATCCCAAACTTTCATAGAAGTATCAAGTGGAGGATCATCTTGGAGTGTTCCAGCAGTTTTTGCACCATTTGATTTCCATTGGTTAGACTTGGCATCTGTCCAAAATGAGTAATTTGCAGGGATATGACCCACTTCCGTAGTAAGAAAGTTGGTAAAAAAATACTGATCCCAGTCTGCATTAGAGGCAGTAGGAGGTACAGGTGGAGCTATTGCAGTATCTTTATTTGCCTTGTAATGAAAATTATCTCCCTGTGAATCTAGAGTATTAACTACAAGAATAATGGAATCCTCTGGATATGTGACACCTGACACATGAGTAGGAAATAATCTCCATGCCTCTAATGCACCAATAAAATCAGCGTTTTGTCTAGGTAATGTTCCAATAGAACTATCAGTCCAAGTACCTACAACGTTTCCTAGTGTTGCATCTACCTCTCCTTGCATTTCTGCAGGGTTTAGTATGATATTATCACTCTTGATGTTTGGAATGGATGTTTGATCAGACGGCTCACCACTGGAAAACCCCCTAAAGTTAATCTCTTCAGCATTTGTAGGATTTGTAGTAAATGCAATCTCAAAGAAATCACCTGCTCCTTGAGCGGCTACACTTGAACCTCCTCTGTCCATTACTTGAATTAGTCCGTCATAGTGTGGGATCTCATTTAGATTAAACGTATAATCATTGGCAGTAAATACAGGCAAATCATTAAATCCCCCTCCTCCGGCTGAATCTGCATCAGCTCCTGCCACTCTTACTTGAAAGAATCCTTTGTTCTTGTTGTAGAGAGTAATTATTCCACTCGATACAAAAAACATGGATTTAAAGAAGAATTGGTCTGCAAAGAGAGTTTTTTGTAGATAGAATTCGGGACCCAACAAGTCTACTGGTAATACCGTTCCCTGCAGTCCGTCTTGTGTTGGGCGGATAATGTCCACCTCATGAGTTGCTAGATATAATACACCATTAGGATCAGTTATTTTTGTAGTAATCTTTGTGAACTGGTCAATAATTGGAGTAAGACCACCATTAGTATCAGTGATAAATGCGCCTCTGTCTGCGTTAATTCTTAATGTACTAGAACGAACCTCACCTGAACCAATCTCCGTATCTAGAATTGTTTCTACAAAATCTGAAATATCAACATTAGGATCAATTGGTACAAAAGATGACCAAAATGCACTAGGGGGTCTATTGGCTCCACTAGCGGTATGATCAGTTACACAAACGTAAAAAACTGCAGCATCCTCTACTTGATTTCCTACAAAGTAATCCCTGCCAGACAACCAGAGATTAATCGGGTTGATAATTACTTGTTTTTCATATAGACTCATTATGTTGGCACCACGTTTGCAGGTATTCCGTTAAGAAGGAATTTTGCAATAAATCCTACTTCTGTTCTAGGATCTTCCCCATCAATTACCTCAACTTCTGATAACATGTACCCTATACCGTTTAGTCCAGTAGCTGGAATAATGTCTAAAATTCCAGCCATTGTTGCAAGAGTGACACCAAATCTTCCCTTTCTAAAATCGTCATTTACATCTGGGTCTACTGACCAATTGTATAGATTGGCAGGTCCTTTTGTTGCATTATGATCTACAAAATATCCAGCTATTGTAACCTCAACTACTCCCAATAGAGAATCCTGAATTTGATTAAGGGGGGTATCAGGATTAGGATGTGGATTAAGATCACTTGCCATTCTAAAACTAGTTGTGACTAGTCGTCCTGTACTGTCAGGTACAGCACCACTGTTAAAGATTATTTTTTCCGTATCACCGACACTTGCCTCCGTATCTCCAGGATTCGTGAGTCTAAATATGGTGTCCGCTATAGTATTGACACACTCCTTTTTCTTGCATGGTATTGTCTGTCAAGCATTCTGAAACAAATACGACATCTTCTTCCTTTTTTGTATCGATATGTATTTTCCTCATTAAATTCATGGCCTCTCTTACAGTGTGTTTTGCGACCATTATGATGGTTTATTTTTCCTGTCATGCCACGTTGAATGTTTTCCAAATGAAAAACAGCTTCCAGATGATCAGGATTAACACAAGCTCTGTTTCTGCATAGGTGATCAATCTCATGTCCCTTTGGAATTTCTCCTTTATAATACACATAAGAAAGACGGTGAGATTTCCACCATCTTTTTTCTGTTTTCTTATTTAGGGTGAGATTTCCATATCCATCCTTATTTTTATAAGCTGTCCAATTCCAGCAAGAATCAGTCTTAGTTACTTTGGACCAGAATCTATCATCAAGTATTATTGTATCAGCCAAAATCGAATACTCCTTTTGAGTGATCAACTTTTCCAATTCTGTCTAGTTGTTCTTTGTTAATTCCCCCTTCTCTAATTCCTTTTACTGTATTGTAATTATTATGTCCATTAACTGCTGTAAATCCTGTCTTTGATTGTACGATTACTTGTCTAACTCCCATTTCGGTGTCTCTTTGTGATTGTCTAGAAAGAAATGCATTGACTTCATCAGAAATTATTCTCTTAAATCTCAAATCCAAAGGTCCTCCTGGCTTGGTTAGTATGTCAAAGATTAGAGGTGTAAGTAGTATGGCAAACGTTACCAATGCACCATGTGGAAGCAATGGTAATCCTTGTGCCACAATTGCTGCTGGATTTTGTCCAGCAGAAATAACTTTAGATGCTGCACCTACTCCTGCTTTTTCTAATCCTTTGTCTTTTCCTGTTTTTTGACTAGAACTAGATAAATCATCGACTAGGCTCTCAGCAGTCTCTGGATTAGATATTACTTGTGCTACAGCTTCTCGTATTGCTTCGTTAATCTCTTCTGTAGAGCCAATAATATCCATTCCTCCTTGGGATTCAATTCCGATAAAGCGATTGATATGACCTGGACTAGCAGAAGTCATATTTGCACTTCTAAATGCTGAAAGTATCATCTGTTTGATTATACTGTCTAAAGTTGCCATTATGCTACGCCTATTACCTCGTCTAGTTCCAGTCTAAAGAATAATTGAAGTACGCCTATTCCTTTATCTATTGGGCGTAGTGTTTTCATTTGTGCATTAAAGGCAGTTGTGACGATATTATTTGATTGGTCAGTCCACGTTAAAGTCCATCCTTTTGAGGGTCGTACGCCATTTGTCTCAACTGTTAATGCTAAAAGGGCTGCCCACTCTGGATTTGTTATCCACATGTTGCCTTCTAAACTATTCATGTAAAGTGAAAATACATTGTCTATTGTATCATCTGTAAGTTGATGTTTTGTAACATTACTATTAATATCTAATATTAGATCCGTAAGTTGATCATATGTTAGAGAATCAGAAATATTATTTAGAATAGAATTCTGAGTATCTACAAAGTTATCTTGATCTCCTACATTAACCATTATTATTATACACTCTCCGTAAATATTGTAGGTCTGGATAATGTACCAATTACGGTATATGATAGTAAATCCTCATCAAATTCAGTTTCTTTAAGTCTGTTTATTCTCATGAATGATTTTCTAGTGAGTGTTGATATTGGAGATTCTGTGTTGGTGTTTGAGCGCAATAGTACCACTTCGGCATTCTGTCCAGATATAGGAGAATTATTTTGAAGCCTGTAAATATTCTGTAGTTTCTCTATTGTACTGCCGATAATGTTTGTCTTTTGTGCATACATTAACGCACTAAATGAGCCTGAGAACTGCCCCCTCATCAATAATGGAACTCCAACCCCTTGTGATTTATCCTTGGTTAGTGTTGGAATCTGTGAGAATCCTTCATCTGTATCTATATTTTTTACAGAAACAAAGGTATAGTCAGATCCTGGCTTGCTATCTCCTTGTGAGTCTGATGTATCAAATACTAATACCCCCCCAAATCCTGAATATACCTCTTCATCATCTGAAGTAATGGTAGTTAATGTGAATCGTAGTTTTCGTTGAAGATCTCTTTGATTTCCTACGTCTACATCCTCATTAGTCCAGTTATTCATGGTTCTAAAATAGACATTTAGTGTAGTTGATGGATTATACACAGTCTTTAGTATGCGTGTCACTTCTGTAGCCATCTGTTCTACAAAATCCAGAGAATCTGAATAATTTGTAGCGTTTACATCTACTACTCTATATCTGACTGTAATTTCGTAAATATCTATTAGCTCATTAAAGTTTGGATGTTGGATTAATCCCTCATTTCCTTCTGCGTTAATCTTTTGTACAATTACTGCTTTTGTTACCTCATTTCCCACTACCTGTAATCTGTCAAAGAACTGTACCACCTCATCCATAAGAGTAGAACCAGATCCAGTGGAAACTTTGGATAACTCACCTGTAAGACTCCATGCTGCTTCTATGGTATCTCTCAGTGTAGTCGCTGCGGCGGTCATGGTGTAGTATTACCAGTTCCTCTCATATTCCCTGTCATAGCAGCAGTTACACCGAATGATTTACCTCCTGCCAGTCCATTAGGATTCTTTTTGGCATAGGTAGCCAGAATATAATCTTGGACTTTGCCTTCCCATAATTTTACATCAGCTGTTAGTTTTGTTTTGTCTGGTGCTTGCCAATAATTATAATATGCAGCAGCCAAGGCAGAACCATAAGATACTAGTGTAGGAGGAACAGCAGCAAGAGGGATTAATTCGTGTAGATCAATCTGAGTGTTTGCGTAATTATCTGCCATGTTTTGAGAGACACCTATCTTGGCATTAGCTGTAGTGTTTGATGGAGGAATGTTTAGAAATCTTTTGGTTTCAGTTAAATCAGAAAATGCTTGAGTAGGAGTAGATGACATGTTCCAATTTGTGGTTCAAAGAATGTATGCATTTTAGATATTTATGTTTAGTCTGCTCTGGTGATTAATACCACTGCATCCATTATGTCAGTGTTATTTGTGTTGGTGGTGTTATCCTTGAAGAGTTGGACTGTATCTCCAGGATTAAGTGTAAAGATTCCACCATTGTACAAAACCTGCAAAAAGTTGCCGACTCCCGTAGTAACAAGATTTCTTTCGGATTTTGTTTGGACTATACCATTAATGTGAATATCAAAATCTAGGGTTTGGTTTCCACCGCTTGTCTGAGCAGCAGATATTTCGTATTTTATCTGTACAATTTTAGGATTTAATCCATTATACGTTATGAGTCCTGTAGTGGTATTAATTGAAAATTCTTCTGTTGAGGGGTCTTCTATCCAGTCCCCACTAACTGGTGTAATATCAACAACAGGTACGTCTGTTCCTCCTGAACCATCCACTTCTAATACTCCATTGGTACGTCCTTCTGCAGCAGTTATTGATGATTTTCTACTGCCTCCTATTACTGCACTTACCCTTGGACTAGTTTCATCTAATCCTCCAGCAGATGTGTCAAAGTAATCAGTTGCAACTGCATTGTCTGATGCTCTAATTATCTCTATATCTCCAGTAGATGATATGGATGGATCTATTCTTATTGGAAATTCTGCTGCTGCTGCCATGACAAATCTAACATCAGACAATGTTGCATTCTGTGTCTTGACACCTGTTAGAGTAATCATGGTACCTGTTCCACTAGTATTAAATGACTGGAATAACTCTACTGCAATACGATGACTTCCTATATTATCTAGTACTAGTCCATCTGTAAACATTCCCACAAATGCACCTTCAATTTGAAGAAATTGTGCTTCTCTAATGAAGCCAGAAATGTCGAAATTAGAAACACTGCTCATCAGTAAAAATGATGATTGGAAAGCTCCTGTGGCCTCTGTAAATGTCAAGTCAAATGCGTGTTGTGTTCCAGGCAGTCCTGTACCGTCAACAACATCAACGTCGATATGTATAGTTATTGGGCCTGTATCAAAATTGCCAGTGTCAGTATTGACAAATACTACTATAATATCAAATGTGTTTGTAGTGACATTTGATACGACAAGTCCAATTCCGTTGTATTGAGTCTCTGTAACTACATTGAAGATATTTGCCTTATCCCCATTATTTAGACCATGACCAGCACTTGTTACAGTAGTTTTAACTCCAGGCTCGGTTACAGAATCAGCAAATGCAGTTACAGAACCTGAGAGATTTAGAGTTTGAAATAGTGGTCCTGTTCCTGTAAACGTTATATTATTTATCTGTCGAACTGAAGAGTTTAGAATAGATACTACTCCAGCTTCGTAAAGAAATGGATTAGTAAGTGTAATTGGTGCCTTTATCTCATATTGCGTATTATTTTCCAATATGATAAATCCACCAACAGGAGCAGGAAAATCAGCCTCAGAAAATATATCTACTGTGTTTAATGCGTTTGCAAGCTGTGCCAATGAAAGGGCATCATCTCTTTTTGTCAGTCCTGTACCGTTTTCAAAGATAATCTTTGAGGCATTTTGTACGTCTTCCTCTAATAAATCTCCAATTTCTACATTAACCATGATTATGATTGCACCGCCACAATGTTTCTATCCATATCATCCACCAAGAAATTATCCTCACCATTTTCTAATAGTGGAGTTTTAAACCAAAATGCATTATTGTTAAGTTGATTGTTAGCTTTTATCTTCATATAATCTGCTGTTCTTTCAATTTGTTCAAGGGTTACTTCATCTGCAATTCCATCAAAAAAGAGTCCAGAAGCAGCAGCATCATCACCACTACGTGCAATATTAAACTCACTAGTATTAGATACAGGAAGAGTAAGAGTGTCCTCTTCTATATTGTTAATCTCTGGTAAACCATTTACGTATAATTTTACACCTGATGCATTGCCTGAACCATCATAGGTAAAACCAAGTAACGTTTTTCCAGTACCAGTTACAGTACTTCCACGAACACTAATCCTTCCCAAACTATCTCTTAGACTAATCCATAATTTCCCATCTCCGCCAGATTCACTTACTCTAAAAAGCCATCCTATGAAAGGTGATGCACTAACTTGTTTTCCCATTGGGTCTCTTCTTTCTGTAGGAGCATCATTTTCTACCAAACATGATGCAGTGAATGGCCCAGAACCAGGCTCTAGTTTTGAATTAGATGGAATTATAATAAATTCATCAGACCCATTATACTCAAGACTTCCATTAATTGGCCCTGGCACTTGGTCTGTTGAATCCATGTTTTGCGAAGTTCCGTCGAAATTGTTTACTGTAGAATCTTTAGTGTCTAATAATCCAAAAGTAGTTTGATTCGAGTGATAAACTGCGCTATAATTACTATCATACACTGCACCTGAATTTGAACCGTCAGTGGCACTTGGTTTACCAAACGTTAATTGTATAAATTCACCATCTTGTACTGTTGTTACGTTAACATGGATTACAAAATCACCAGTTCCAGTAGTGATTGATTCAACTTCATAGTTTAATGGTGAACCTGTACTATCAAATGCCCTAATATCAAATCCTGATGCTTCTTGAAATATTCCAGATCCCAAAGTATCTATTATTACTAGAGGCATATTGGTTTGAGTTGAGGGAACCTGATTTTTCTTAACCTGATAAAATTTGTAAAACTGGAATGTGTTATCAGCTATTGGTGGATATATTGTTAGTAATGGATCTATTCCTGTAGGTACACCAGTACCATCAAATCCTTGAGGTTGATAATTGGAATTTGTAGCCAATGAACGCTTCATACGTTGAGGAGGATATGCTAAAACCAAGATGATTATGCCCCTATCTGAATTTGTTGAATTTGCAAATCATTTACTTTACTAATTGCCACACTAGAACTCAAATTTATCAAATCACCTGGCTTCACACCTACATCAAATCTATAATATCCGTCATCTTTTAGCACAAATAAATTATCTCCATTAGCTTTAAGCGGAAAACCTAAAAGATCGGCTTCACCTTTTTTTGTAATAGTAACTTCATAATCAGCTCCTGTTGTAAATGACCACCATATTCTAAGTAATCCTGAATCGCCAGACAAGATGGCTTTTGTAACTATAAAATCATTTTCTAAAATTTTTGTGTTTAATGCAATTGGTGTACCAGCAGGTGTGGAGTCTCTCTCATATGCTGAACTTTGTAAACCACCACTCATGAAATAACAATTATACTAAAAGTTATATGCATTTAATAAATAAATAAAGAAAAAAAGGTTTGCTAATCCGATTTGGATTCAGCAGATTTTGTATCAATCGTCTTTTTAGAAATCTTTTTGACTTTTTTTGCTCCACCTGTAAAGAATAACTCGGCTTTACCGTCCTCACAAGGTTTCCTTATGTAAAGACCTACTCCATGATCTAGTCTTTTACGACCTTCCTCAATGGAGTTAGCTTCTGTTTTTGCATTACATCTTGAACAAATCAGTGTACCCATTTCAATACTCCTATACGTTAAATGCCGTAATCAAGAATGAACCTACGTCATTATGTGCTGCTTTCTTGTCGTATCTAATTACCAAATCACTTTCGTATAGTCCACCAACTGAAAGATCAAAGTTCTCAATTGTAAGATCTTCTCTAAGACCTACAACTTGGTTAATGTCTCTCTTTGTGATAAGGACGTCACCTTGTGTGATTTGTGGAGTTTCCCAAACATTTCTTAATCCCAGAGCCATGGCCAATCCTGAATTATTTACAACATCTGTTGCATCAGTTGGACCTAACAAGAATCTGCTGATAAATGCATATTCTCCATCTGTTCCTGCGTTCTTTACAGCTAGTGCTGCATCAAGAGGATGGATAAACATTGTATCTGCTCTATTTCTTTGTGAGCCTGGGAATCTGCCTCTAATTACTTCAATTAGGGCTTCTAGTTCGGAGTTTGAAGGAGTTGCACTATCAAGGTTTGCTTTTGTATCAGTGTTTACTGCTGCTGTCACTTGGGATGAGATAAGATCTTCTCCTACCATAAAGTAGAATTCGTTACCTGCGTTCTTTAGTGACTGCTCTACTGCTAAAAAGTTGTTATCCTTGACGTCATTTCTTTCTACAGCCAATGTTCCTCTGTAAGAATTGTTTGTACCTGAGGTATCTAGCTCTACAGTTTCTACCTTACCGCCAATTGGTGGGGGTGTTCCTGTACCGCCTTCTTTGAAGATACGAATACCTTTTTGGTCATTAATTGATCCACCCACAGTATCAGTGTACTTTGTGATTGGAACGTTGACTTTTGGTGTACTCATATCTATGACACGAGAGTATTGCTTCCATCCGGAATAAGGCTCTGCGCCTTCCAAAATCTCATCTGCGATTTTCAAAGCAGATAAACTGTTTGGAACAGATACTGTTTCTTGCATTGGTCTACCACCATTGTAGGCATTTCCTTTTGCCATTTCTCCGATTCTAAGATCATATCTATCCTTCCATATTGCAGGAAGATTAGGATTTGCTATCTCTTTCTCAAAAGAATGTTCGCCTTTAGCGAAAAATACCTCTAATGGGGTTTCTCTAATTGGCTGCCAAACATCGGCACCTCTAGCAAATGCGTTTGATTGTAGTGCTTCTTTGACATGTGCAAATTCTGGAAGTCCCAAAATTAGTTGTCTGTTCAGTTGTGATTTAGACATTATTATCTAAACAACTCCTGCCCTTTGAACATCTACTGCAATCATATCGATGTCGCCTGCACCTACGTCATTTAGTGCAAATGCAATTACTGTATCACCAGTTGTTGCAAATTCTAATACACCAGTTGTAGCAGATTGTGTTAAAGGATCGCCTATAGTAACTACACTAGCACCATCACCAGAAACTCTGGCAAGGCATCTACCTTGTGTTACTACTACTACTCCTTCTAATGCTGCTGTAGCTGCACGAGTTGAATCATCTACACTTGCAGAACCATTTCCATAAATTCCATCTGCATCTCCACCCACAGCAATTCCATACGTCAAACCGCTTCCTTGACTAGCTATTTGTTCTACTCTAGGTAAGGTTTCTGAGGCATTGATTGTGGTGGTGACTGCAACGATTGAACCCATGTCGATGGCACCGTTGGCTATTTGATTGATAACAGAACTGGACTTGTGGTCGATTGGACCTCTAGCAAGACCTAGAAATCTGTTTGTGTTTGCCATGATTGGTGTATTTAGTATTTGATTATATGCATTTTATAGAAAAAGAAAGAAAAAATTTGTCAATTAACTTGACATGTTATTATTCATTGTTCGAATTTCGTTTCTAGCTTGGCTAAGATCAAAATCTCTGTTTGGATTTCGTGAATTTACAATTTGCTCTCGTGGATTAACTGGAAGTGTGGTGGTAGTCGTTTCTCTAACTCTTGTTGATGCGTTGTTTTTTATCACATCCATATCAAGTGTATAAGTTCCACTTTTTGCCTCAGTCTCTCTGATTTTTTGTGAGAGTTTTCTAATTGCCATATCCTGTTTCTTGGTGTGTGCAAGTAGTGGTTTTACAACTGTCTCATGATACTGTTGAATTGTATAACGAGTTTGTTTCAATTGATCACCTGCATTCATTGGAGGCATAGTTGGAATTTTGGCTCCCATTGTTTTTGCAATGTCTGGATGTAATCCGGACATTGGGGGGGGTGCCATTTCTGACATTTGATTCTCAGTGTCAGGAGCATTAGTCATGTCTTCATCACCAGTTTTTGTACCTTCACCAGAGTATGGTTCGGTATTTTCAGATGATTGCTCAGAACCTGCAAGACCGCCTTCTGGATTGTGATTATCCAAGGTTTCCTCTTTAACAAAGTGATCACCTTTTGGTTTTATTCCAGGAGTTTCAGGAGATGCTGGCTCTTCCTCTTTATCCAAATATTGGATTGCCTCATTTAGCATAGATACACCGTATTCATAACTTGCTGGGTTTGGATTCATTCTTTGAAGAATACTTGCTTCCACAAGTTTTCTAATAGGTCCATCTGCACCAAGTTTTCTAAGAATAGGATCAGCATCAGCTAGAGTTTTTGCTTCACGAAGTCTATCTATTAGACTATTATTCATGATTTTTTAGAGAACCAATTTAGTTATATGCATTTAATAAAAAATAGATGAAAGTTTAATGGTTTTTAAAACTTTTTCGAGAATTTTGGGCTCTGGCAAGTCAACGAGGCTTTAGTTATGGATTTTGTACCGTAAAGTGTCGAGACCTATTTTGTTTTTTACTTGGGGTTATTGTACGGTACGGTACTCTTATATACACTAGAGACGTGGTACATGACCAATATACACAAATACGTTGAACATAATATTTAATCAAGAATAAGCAAAGTCGATACCCCCACAGTTAACAAGCCTTTGCAAAGAGTGGGGGTTGCTTATTCTTTCTTAATTAGATAGATCTTAAACTTTTCGGTTACTGGCATTTTGAATAATTGTAATCCACTTGTTTAATCCCTCAATCTTAATCCCTGCCTTCTCACTAGGGGTCTTTCCATCAATTCCCATATGTCCACGAATGTAATTGTAATGAATCTGCATGCCCTTTAGAATTGGAGAACCTGATAGAATTAAGTTTGTAATTCAAGGTAATCGAATTACTATTCGCAAGGATGAAAACGATTAGTATGCTCTGATTTTTGGTTTTGAAAATTCAATAACATCGCTTTTGAATTTTAAAGTTACACTAACAGTATCAAAACTAACTGAAGATGAAAAATCAGTTTTTTTATCAGATGAATTTTTAGTTGATAGGTATTCCATTTACTAGTTTCTCTACATATTCTTCGTTAAAATTAGATATAAAAGTAGTGTATTCATCCTGCGTAGGTCTCGACACTTTACACTAGAAAACTGTGATCTAAAGCCCCGTTAACTTGACAATGCCTTAACTACAATAATTCAATAATTGTTGATTTGATTCCTGGAGTTGCCTCTGGGATATGAATACCATTCCACATAATACCACGTGGATCAGTAACTACCCAAGTCATTCCAATTCCATCCATCTCACCTAAAATGACTCCTTGAGGTACATTACACAATTCGCACTCAGGACCAGTACAACCCTCAAAACATGGCTCTACATTTTGAGAACGAGGATTACCACCATTAATGGATACAGCACTGATATAACCATCAGCTATATATCGATTAATTTGTGAGTCAGTTTCTATCACTAGCATTTGTATCTCTTTTCGGTGTGGGTCATATTCTGAATCTGCAATCATTCCACCGGTAGCATACTCTGGATTATGGTTAATGTCCATTCCATGACCTACTGCAGTTCTTGCCATTGAGTTTAACTCCTTTCCTGATAACTTTCTGCGGTACTGTTCACCTTCACTTCTATGGTCTGTAATTGTTTCAGTTGCAGCTCTTATCAAATATAGTACACCGTTATTGTTTCTGGCAGTCTCTTTTGCCTTTGTGAGGTATTCATCAGATAACCATTTTGCCTGATGTCTTATCTTTCCAATTGATTCTTTTATCGGGTTTGTTCCTCTAGTTCTCTTGGATAAAGAGCCATCAGGTTTTACGGTGTGGAGTGTGTGATTCTTTGCTGCCTTTTTTATGTGGCTCTCTATATCATGGAATTCTGTAGTTTGTTTTCTAGTAAGGGTATCTACTCCTACCTTTGGTTTTTTTGTTATCTTCCATGTACAATGACAATTTGGATGCACAAGTTCTGTGTAACCTTTACCTTCACTAGGAAGGATTGGTCTATTAGTCACATCCATTAAATCAAAAGTTTGGCCTACGTAATCATCACATACGTCTTTTCCTGTGTGAGTGGGTGATAGTGTAAACTCTCCGATTAGTTCTAGTGGTGTGTGTGTAAAGTATTTCTCTCTTGCTTTTGGTTCTTCTGGTGCATCACTTAGATAGTCATCAATTAATTGTGCTGCAGAAAATCCTGCACCTAGTATGGCTATCCAAGGGGCTAGTCTTTTTAGTAATGATTTTTTCTTTTCTTCTTTTTTCTCTGGCGTTACAACAGCTTCATTGAACTGACCACCACCACCACTTGGCTCGATAGTTATTGGTGGAACGCTAATGTCTACCATTTGTGAATCCTCTATTGGATAACGCCATTCAGGAATTGCTTTATGAGAATTAAACCCTTCAATTCCTACAGATGGAGGTTCAGAGTTTAATTCGTTAGCTGTTCCCAACCAGTTAGATGATGATAATTCTTCTGCAGGAAAATGTTTGATATTGTATGTATTTGATTTGATTCCCTTACTGTTACTATCAGGGGTGGGGTTATTGGGATATGGATTAACTGAACTTGTAGGGAATGGTTCTGTTTTATCTGTATTTGGCTGAATCACTGGAGGTTCACTTGAAGCTGGAATTAAATCAAGATTGATATTTCCAGCTAAATCTACTCCAGTTATTGGTATTCCCCAAGGAATGGCATGTTTGGGATTTGGATAGTCTGTAAACTCTGCCTCTACTGCCCTACTTCTTTCAGGTTCTGGTATTCCTCTATTCTCTAGTTCTTTGTAACGGAGTTGTTTTTGTTTCTCTAGAGTGTTTTTATCTAGTATTATCAAGTCTTTTTCTTCTTTTGACATCCACATCCTCTCCTCCTGTTTAGACTAGATTCAATAATTTGTTTATGTATTATTTCTTCAATGGATGCCGTACAAACTGCCCAAGGATTATCTACATTGCCTTGTTTTTTTACATCTGCTACACATCTTTCGAGTTTTTCAGGCATTATTTTTCCTTCTTCTTCCCCTTTGTCTCATAGTATCGCCCATAATCAAAGTCTTGTGACACATCAGATTGGAAATAATCACTAGGAATCATATTATCATCTCCTCTCACATCTATCATCATATCATCATATATAGGATCGTCCATTGGTGGATTTCCCATAATCTGATTGTTAAATTGTGGCTCTATCTCCCCTCCTCCAATATCGCTCTGTGGCAAATTCTCATCTGGGTTATTATTATTATCTACATTCCCTAGTGCAGCAGAACCTGTCGGATCATTCATTTGTTGATCTACCATTTCAAAGTCATCATCATTAATTGGTAGTCCTGCCTCCTCAAACATCTTCATTATTGTTTTTGGATTTTTGGGTATTGGCAAGTTAAAGTACATCTCCATGAGTTTTATTCTCTGTTCAATTGGAATGTCTTTCTTTTCTATTGTACCAAAGTTAAGATCAAACTTTACGTCTTTCCAATCTATTGGAATTAACCCATCTAGGTATTGGTCCCCCATGAATGGGTTAGCATCATACCAAGGACGGAACAGTTTCTTTGCTATCTGTGTCTTTACGTTAATGGTAAATGCTGATAGCCCACCGTCTGACTCTTCTTTTGCAGTTTCTGCATTTGCAAAGGTATGAGAGTTCTCTGATCCTTGTTTGCCTGAAAAGTCATTGAGTGCCTTCATGATTGGGGATGAAACTGTTTCAATGAACTCTTGTGGATTGAATGTTCTAGTATTGGTACCTAATTCTTGAACCTCTAAACTAGTTCCTGCCACCAAATCCTGACCTATCTGTAGTTGTTCCACAAATGACTGTAGTTGGTTTCTCTCATCTTCAGTTGCACCTGGTGCCTGATACACATTTCTTGTAACATATCTTTGAGAGGCCATCTGCATGATAAACTCTATGGCATACTTTCTGTCAAGCATTGGAGGTAGTGTGACCTGTTGTGTATCATCTCCACTAATCACCATATCAAAGACTCTTTGGGAAGTAGCTGCAACACCAAAGCCCGTCCCAAACACAGAGGCATCTACGGGATTCCAGTTAAAGTGAATAATTTCTCCTGGATTATGATACCCTTGGTACTCAGCCCCTCTAAACTCATACTTGTATGGTTGGCGTTGTCTGTCCCACCAAATCCTAACAAATGAAGAGATAGGAATATGCATCAAATCATCAAAGGATCTAACATTACTAATTCCCATTCTAGGTTTCCAAATAGAATTACCATACCATAATAATTCCTTGACGAGGATAGTATCAAATGTATCAAAATCAATGTCATGTGAAAATTCTTCCAAATAGTCTGTGAGGGATTGGGTGACAGTTTTGATATAATGCTCACCACCTGTAACTTGAGAAGATAATCTATTAATTACAAGTTGTACATCCTCGTCTACCTGTAATGGCAATGCCTGTGTAACAAATGGAATTGCAGGCGTATCAAATGTTTTTGATGCGTACCCTTCTCTAGAATATGCACCCACTGTAGATAATTCTGGTCCCCAAACTGGCTGAGACATTCCAGGAGATAGTTCAGTAATTGGCATGCTCATTTGTTGTTTTAATGCTTGTAAAGATAATGAAGGAATATTGTTCTTTGTTGTTTTTGGTGTATAACTAGTTGGTTGAATAGCTTTAGCTATGTTATTTCGAATACCGCGTAGAGACCAAGTCACAATTTAAACGTGCTTTTAAAAGTTATATGCATTTTAACTGACTATCAATTATTACACGATATTCTAATGTTTTCTTAGATTTACTGCACTTTGAGCATAGTTGGTAATTTTCCCAACATGGAGTATGACGAGTAGTACGAACTACCTTATTACAATTAGTGCCATGTTTATGGCCTAAACAATGAACCATATGTTATTAACAATTGTTAAGATTTAGATATAAAAGTTATTAATAATTCAATCAAAAATTAATAACAAACAATAAAAGATAGTGATTTCAAAAAGAAACATGGAAAATAAATCACAAGAAAAGGACGACGACTATGATTTTCTATCGAGATTTCTTGCAAGAAAAGAATCAGAAAAATCTAACGACTAATTTAGTTATTTTCTTCTAATTTTTTTAATCTATTTTGTACATCATTCATATCTCGTTTGATTCTATTGAACGTGATTTGAATATCCATTCCAAAACGAGTTATTTCGGAATCTATGTACTTTTTAGTTTCGTTGTCCGTTATTTCACCTCCTTTGAGGATTATAAAATTTGTGTTTAACGTAGTTCTGCTACTTTAACGTCGTCTCTTAACTACCTTCATTTTAAACGCATCAGGATCGTGATTCTCAAATGCAATAAACGCGTGAATTAATGCAGACACCTCGTCCCAGTAATGTTCGTATAGTTTTTCAGGTTTTTGTCTTTTATCGCCTTCTGATTTCATACCTAGTGTGTCATCTTCTAGATCAGCACGTTTTATCTTGAGTAATCCTTGTTCCAATGAATCCACGTCATGGGGATTCTCATAGGGAATAACTAGTTTGGGTTTGGCTTTATCTTTGTTTGTTGGGTCCGTTACATTAGGAATGGTAGACTTTACTATCTGTATCAAATCATCCACTCTTTCTGTCTTGTGTACTTTAAGGAATGGGTTCTTGATTCCCTCTGATTCTGCCTCCATTTGATATGTGTGTGTCTCTTCTAGGAGATTACCCAAAGTAAACACACCATGAACTCTGCCTCTGCCTAATCCTTTTACTCCTAGGTGTGATAAACCGTCTTGTAATATTTTAACGCCTGACTTGCCAAATCCTAAGTCTGCTGCAGTATTATCCACATGATACAGATTAATGAGTGGAAGAATATCTAATGCCTCCTCTGTATCTGATCTTTCTTTAGTAAATTTCTTCATGTATGCTATTTGGTAATGTGCTGGCTCATATGCAGTCTTTCTAAAACATAACAGTACGGTAAAGACGGTGTATGATTTACCTGATTTGTTACTACCCCAGTCAATTCCTGCAGTTACATACATGTCATTGCCATGTTTCTCTTTGAGAGCTTTGATTTGGTTAGGTGTGAGAAATCCTATGTTACTGTCATAACACCTTCTAATCATGTTTAGTGTGAGTGGTCTACCTCTAGCTGCATAAAACCAACCCTTACAGTGAGCCTGGAATAGATCTTCTGATTCGTGTATCTGTTGATATTCTATTGAATCCTGTATCTCCATGTGATATTTTTTACAGTCAGATATGGTTAATGGAATCTCTGCAAATATCTCTTGAGGGAAATGATAAATCTTGTAGGTGGGTGTGCCTGATGTTGGTGAGTGTACTAGTTGTAGTTTTCCAGACAGG